TGGTTCTAGACCTGTTACAATGATACAAACTACTTCTGTTAATGACGCTAATACAACTGTCACAGAAGAAAATAGTTATTTAGTTCCAGCTCTTGTTATAGGACTAGCTTTTATAACAGACACATTTTTAGCAGGTGGTGGTTTGCAGTGTACATACGGCCCAATAAATGATAGAGCTTAATTATGGCAACAAGTTATTCATATGCAACATTAACAACAGCAATTAGGGCTTTTACAGAAGTAGATAATGATCCTGCTATTACAGCTGTTGTACTTACTCAAACTATTATTGATGAATTTATTATGGCTGCAGAACATAGAATTAATATTGAATTACCTATGGACTCAGACAGAAAAGTTCAAGAAGGTACTTTAGTTGCAGATGACAATACAATTAATTCACCGGCAGGAGCTTTATTTATAAGAGGTGTAGAAGTATTTAATACTGCTAATACTTCTGAAGAAGGAACTTGGTTAGAGAAAAAAGATCAAACATATTTAACAGAATATGTAGGAAGATTAACAGGACCACAAGGTGATTTAACTGGACAAGATGTTACTGGATTACCTAAGTATTATGCAATGTTTGGTGGTGCTATAGGTCTTACAGACACAACATCTGGAGGTTTATATTTAGCCCCTACACCTGATGCTAATTACAGATATAGAATATATTACAACAAAATGCCAGTAGGACTTGGTACAGGTGGTGGAGGTAATTCTCATACTTACCTTAGTAATTATATGCCACAAATCTTATTATATGCTTGTTTGGTAGAAGCATATGGATTTTTAAAAGGTCCAATGGAGATGTTGACATTGTATGAAAATAAATATAAAACAGGCATACAACAGTTTGCAGGAATGCAAATTGGGAGAAGAAGACGAGACGATTACACTGACGGAACTATCCGAATACCAGTCAAGTCACCTTCACCATAAAAAAATTAGGAGATAAAAATTATGACAATCGCATCAGCAGTATGTTCAAGTTTTAAAAAAGAATTATTACAGGGGTATCATGACTTTGATGCTAACGGATCAGGTGGAGATACTTTTAAACTTGCTTTGTACACAAGTGGTGCAACTTTAAATGCAACAACTACAGTTTATTCAACTAACCCAGGCGGCGGATCAAACACTGAAGTAGCTAACGGTAATGGATATACAACAGCAGGAGCTACTCTTGTAAATACTGGCGTAGGTTTAACTTCTACTACTGCATTCACAGATTTTACTGACGTGTCTTTTACATCAGCATCTTTCACAGCGAACGGTTGTTTAATTTACAACACACAAGCTAATGGCGGTTCTGGTACTACAAACGCTGTATGTGCTGTAGCTTTCGGTGGAGACAAAACTGTTTCTTCAGGAACTTTTACAATTCAGTTTCCAACTAACGATTCATCATCAGCTATTCTGAGACTAACAGCATAGGGGGTAAATCCTTATGTCCTTAATCAGAACATTTACAGTAACAGTTGCTAACCCTGGTGCTGGTAACAGATATTATATAGATGGAGTTTTACAAGAAACTGTAAACCTTGCAGAAGGTTATACTTATAAATTTGATGTTTCAGATAATAGTGTTAGTGGACACCCTTTTAGATTTTCAACAACAAGCAATGGAACACACAACGGCGGTTCTGAATACACAACAGGAGTCACAACTTCTGGTAATGCAGGAGATAATGGTGCTTATGTTCAAATAGCAGTAGCAGCTAGTGCTCCACAACTTTATTATTATTGTACCAATCACTCAGGAATGGGTGGATCAGCAAACACAGTAGAATCCGATTCTTGGGGTGTTCTTCAATGGAATCAAAATAGTTGGGGAAGTCAAGATATTGTTTCCATACCTCTTACTGGTCTATCTACTACAACATCTGTAGGAAATGTTGATGCTCTATCTAGTACAGGATGGGGTTCAGATGGTTGGGGTGTAGAAAATTTTGGTGATTCTGGACTTACAGTTCCTATAAATGGTTTTAATATAGCTGCAGCATTAGGTACAGTAGTAGCTGGCTCCGAAGAAGGATGGGGTGCTGATGCATGGGGTGATAATAACTGGGGACAAAATACTACAACTGTTTCAATAGATGGTCTATCAATGTCTGCTCATCTTGGACCAGATGGTTGGGGAATAAATTCATTTGGTAATGGACAATGGGGTGATCCATTTGCATTTAATCCAGCAAGTATAATTGTACCAACAGGTCAAACTTTAGCTGCTGATGTAGGAGATCTTACAATTAGTAGAATTGATATGGTATTTACTATTTCTGCAGCTGGAACAATTGGTGCAGGTATTGGTAGTTTAAACGTAGGTAATGGTGCAGACTTCACACAAGGTTTAGCAAGTTTAACAGTAGGGTCTGCAGTAGGTTCTATTTCTCCTGCGGATGTAATGGGATTAACAGGACAAGTTATTAAAAGTGAAGTTAATGCTAACGGAGTGAGTACCGGTGACACTACTGCATTTACTTTAGCTAGTGTAACAATGAGTGCGGAAGTAGGTTCTATATCTCCTGCCGATGTAGTAGGTATAACAGGTGTAACTTTTGCAGCAGATGAAGGTGCAATAAGCCCAACAAACATGACTGTAGGATTGACAGGACAATCGATTACTGCTAGTATAAATACTGTAGGTTTCGGAACAATTGGATATCAAGATGTTGACATAACAGGTAATACATCATATACAGACGTTAACCACGCAGCTTAATAGGAGAACAAAATTATGGCATCAACTTATACGGATCTCGGCATAGAATTAATGGCAACCGGCGAAAACGCTGGTCAATGGGGAACAAAAACAAACGCTAACTTAAGTCTTATTGAACAATTAACTGGTGGATATAATTCTCAAGCGGTGACTGATTCAGGTACACCAACTGCTTTAACAATAGCAGATGGTGCTTTAACAGGTACTGCCCAACAAAGAGTTATAGAATTAACAGGAACAATATCTGGAGCAAGAGTTGTTACTTTTCCATTACTTACAGAAAATTTTTACATTATTAAAAACACTACATCCGGTGCATACACAGTACAATTAAAAGCAGTATCTGGTTCAGGAGCCACAGTTACTTTTTCAGCTACTGACAAAGGATACAAACTTATTTATCTTGATGGTGTTGCAACAAACACGGGTGTCTATGATGCAGGATTTGGAAGTGGTGATGTAACTCTTACTGGAACACAGACTTTAACAAACAAAACTTTAACAGCACCTAAAATTGGAACTTCAATTTTAGATACTAATGGAAACGAATTATTACTTTTAACAGCAACAGGTTCAGCGGTTAATGAATTAACTTTAGCTAACGCAGGTACAGGTGTTACCGGACCAGTTATTTCAGCAACAGGTGAAACTAATGTTGGTATTAATATAAATCCTAAAGGAACAGGAGTTCTTAGATCAGGAACAGCTGCAGTTAAAATTGCAGGAAAAGACACTATGTGGGTTCCGGCTTCAGCGATGTATGCAACAACAACTGCTGGTGCAGCTGCAGCGCAAGTAGAAACAACAGCTTTAAGACCAGATATGAAAGTTATGGATTTTGCAGATTCTGCAGATGACCATGCACAATTTTCTGTAGCGTTCCCTAAATCATGGAATGAAGGAACAGTTACTTACCAATGTTTTTGGACACCAAGTACTACAAATACAGGAAACTGTATATTTGGATTACAAGGTGTATCAGTTGGTGATGGTGATACTATTGATGCTGCTTTTGGAACAGCGGTAAATATTACAGATGCTGGTATAGGAACAGTGGAAGATCAACAAGTTTCAGCAGAAAGTTCTGCAGTTACAATTGCAGGATCTCCTGCAGTAGATCAACAAACATACTTTCAAATATTTAGAGATGCAAACGTAGGTGGGGACACGTATACCGGAGTAGCTAGACTTTTAGGTATTAAAATATTCTTTACTACTGATGCAGCTAACGACGCATAAGGAATTAGAATATGAGAGATTTAAAAAATAAACTTACATCAAGTAAGAACACATCAAATATACAATCTAGAAAAGGTAAATCATTTGGTTATCAAGTCTTAGGATTTGGTGCTGGATCATCTGGTTCTGTATATGATATAGATTTTTTAGTTATTGCTGCTGGCGGCGGTGGTGGCGGAATTGGTGGTGGTGGTGGAGCCGGTGGTTTCAGAACTCTTTCCGCTCAAGAAGTTTCTACAGGAAACACAATTACATGTGTAGTTGGTGCAGGTGGTTCAGGTGGTGTGAGTGCTAGTTACGGGACAAGTGGTGGTGTAAGTAGTATTGCTAGTGATGAATTTTCAACTTTTACATCCGCAGGTGGCGGATATGGTGGCGAACACACGGGAGCTGGTGCAGCTGGTGGCTCTGGTGGTGGTGGTGGCGCATCAGGTACTCGAGCAGGTGGGGCAGGAAATACTCCAAGTACATCTCCAGCTCAGGGAACTGCTGGTGGAACTTCAACTGGTGGTCCAGAAGCAGGATCAGGCGGTGGTGGTGCAACTGATGCTGGTTCTGGTGGATCCGGTGGCGGTAAAGCCGGTGGACAAGGTACAGCAAATTCAATAACAGGATCTTCAGTTACTTATGCTGGCGGCGGTGGCGGCAGTGGAAGAGCTGATGCTGGATCAGCTGCTGGTGCTGGTGGTAACGGTGGCGGTGGTGCTGGTGGACAAGGTGCCGGAACTGCTGGTACAAATTATCTTGGTGGCGGCGGCGGTGGCGGCGGATACAATCCAGCTTTATCACCAGCGGCTCCTCCCGGAGGAGATGGTGGTATTGGTGTAGTTATTTTAAGTGTACCAACGGCTGAATACACAGCTGATGTAACTGGCAGTCCAACTGTATCAACAAGTGGTTCTAACACAATTATTAAATTTACAGGCAATGGGACCTACACACCTTAATTATGAAATATTTTGCAAAAATTAATGAAAATAATTTAGTTTTAAACATAGATGTTTTAAATGATGCTGTTGCTCCTGATGAAGCTACAGGTATTACGTTTTTAAAAACTTTTTATAAAGAACCTAATGCAACATGGAAAAGTTGTAATAAAGGACAAGGATCAACTCCCGGTACTGTTGCTAGGGTCGGTGGAGTTTGGGATGAAGTTAACGAAGGTTTTTGGTTTTTACAACCTTACCCTAGTTGGATAAAAAATAATTCTACATGGCAATGGGAAGCCCCTACAACACACCCAACTATTACAGATTTGTATTCAATTTTTTGGGACGAAGATAATTTATTGTGGAAAGCAACTAAATTTAATGACGATCCAATTATAACATACACTTGGAATTCAACTACTCTTGCTTGGGAAGATTTAAATTAATCAAAAATATTGTTGACTCTATTTTTATTTTAAAGTAGATTATTTTGCATGAAAGAGAATAGATTAAAAGCGTCTCATTGGGATTTTTTTAATGATCAAATAGAAAAATTTTCCTATTG